TGCTGTCGTGCGCATGCGCGACGGACCCTCCGATGGACACTGGTAGTGCACCGATCCCTCATGGAGGCCTGAGACGACGACATAGTGGCCAACGCCGTCGCGACTCAGAAGGCAGATCACCGGCCGGCTCGACTCCGTGTGGTGCCACAGGTCGCCCATGTCCATCTCGCCGGAGATCACCCGCAGGCCGAGGCCTCGCAGAGTCGACTCGATCGCTCGCGGATCGGTGCCGTCGATCATGTTAGTGCTGAGTGGAGCCAGGTCGCCAGGAGTGACCTTGCGCCGCATGCGCCTCAAAACAACCAGGACAGCGGTGTAGCCGCAGTCGTGCTCGGCGGACTGGCGCAGATCCGGCAGCGCGATCATGCGTACGCTAGCTCCATCTGTCGAAGAGGCGCCTCAGCGTGTAGCTTCTCGCTAGACTGACCGCCACGAAAACGGCACCCAGAGCCAGATTCTGTGATGGCGTTGCTGATATCCCCAGCAGCGGGAATGACACTGCTTGCGTAGCGAGAGCCACCAGATACCCTACGGCCACATTTGCCACCGCTTCTGTGAGACTCTTTGTTCTTGTCTGCATGTTTGATTCTCGCTGCCGCTATTTCCGCGTATTCTGGCTCACGCTCGATCCCAACAAAACGAAACCCTTCAATCACCGCCGCCTTGCCGGTCGATCCGCTGCCGCAGAACGGATCCAGCACCAGACCGCCTGAAGGAGTCACAAGGCGGCAGAGGTAACGCATCAGGGAGGTTGGCTTAACAGTGGGGTGATGATTCTTGCGCATGGTGACGCTGCCAAGAGATCCGTTATTCCGCCCTGTGAGTCCGCCAGCTATGCCAGCTACGCCAGCTACGCCATCATCCCGATCTGCCTTGCTTGCCTTGGCGCAGTAGAAGAAGCGCGCGGCAGAGCCGAAGTCTTTTACGCCGCCGACGATTCGTTGCTTGTTGACTTGTTGATGCCCCCCGCCATTGAAAATGCTTTTATCTCCGCCTTCGCGCGTTGCGCCAACTAGACCAACGGCATCCGGAAACAACTGCACCACCTCGTCACTGCCGTTATGGACCAGGTTGGCAGGCCAGCGGCCGATGACGCTGCCAGCGTCCTCTCTACTGTAGTTTGCGCCAGACATTGACCTGTTTTCGGATTTGACTTTTCCAGTTGACTTGGTTTTGGTCATTACATCTGTACCCACCCGGCACCCATCCACATTGATCCCCCCAGTCCCATACGCCAGCACATTCTCCGCCACGGTTCCGGCTAACGGCTTGCGCGCCACGATGATCGGCTCCCAAGCTGGCTTCAACGCCGTGCCCCAGCCTGCTGCTGCTGCTGCCGCCGCCGTGACCGGCTCGATGCCATCGTGTTCGTGGTAACCAAGCGCTTTTGCTTTCTCAATCCACGGTCTTCCTTCGCCTCTAGTGTCGCCGCCAACTGTGTTAGCCGACCCTAAGCCCAACTTGTAAGGCGTTCGCACACGATCCCTTTTTGCTCCAAGCTGTTTATCAATCGCCTTTCCCACGTCGTGTGACTTCGGGAACCCGCTGCCATAGACCCACATCACGCAGTCTCGAATCTCCCAGCCCGCGTCCTCGATGGCGCAGGCAAGCCGATGGTAAGTTCGCGTGCCGCCGAACGCGAGCAGATGGGCTCCGGGCTTCGCCACGCGGAGAGCTTCGATCCAGAACTCAACGCCGGGCACGCCGTGATCCCAGCCTTTGCCCATGAAGGACAGGCCATACGGAGGATCACAGACGATAGCGTCGATGCTTTCGGCCGCCATGGTAGCCATGACCTGCCGGCAGTCGCCCTGTTTGATTTCCCAGCTCACAGCAGCTCAAGCCCCCTGCCCTCGTAGACCGACGACCCAGCCACCTCGCCGAGTCTAGCGCGTGCCGTGGCCATTACGCCGGCGACCAGCAAGTCGATCTTTTCGGTGCTCTTTGACTTGGAGGCTTTGATATTTCCCGCGCTATCCTGTTCGATCACCGAATTCCCTACGCACCAACGCAAGACTGGATTGCCATCGTGCCTAAGCTGGCCTCGCAGCATCAGTGCCTCGAAATCTTTGCAGGCAGGCGACATCGTGGCGTATCCCTGCCGAAATGCCACAACATTTATTCCATCCGCCTGAAGTTGCTGAGCCAGTGCGGCAGCGTTCCACATGTCGATGGCTATATCCCGGATCTGGTAGCGCTTGGAGAGTTCGTGCAGCTTTTCTCGGATGCGCTCATAATCGATCACCTCGCCGTCAATCTGCTCGATATGTCCTTTGGGTCCGTGCCGTCTACCGGATCATTCAACAAGCCGGCCCATTGGGCTTTGGTGGGCCGCTTTCGCAAATAGCGAAGTAACACTTTAACCGCAATTGGGCCGCAATCATGTTCCTTGGCTTGCCTTATGTCCGGTAGGTCAATCACAAGACCCGTAACCCCCGTTCTTCATATACCGAAGTCTCAACAATTGCTTGGACCCGCGCCCGGGCCGTGGCCATGATGGCGGCTACCGCCAAGTCAATCTTTTCGGACGATTTCGCTTTGCTTGGTCTTGTATTCCCTTGGGAATCCGTTTCAACCACGGTATTCCCAACGCACCATCTTAAAACAGGATGGCCCGCGTGGCGTATCTTGTCGGAAAGCACAAGGGCTTCAAAGTCTTTTGTTGCCGGGGATAGCGTGGCCCAACCCATGGAAAAGGCCACAACTTCCATGCCGTCCGCTTGAAGTTGTTGGGCCAGTTGGGCCGCGTTCCAGCGATCCAAGGCTAAATCTTTGATTCGGTAAATCCTTGATAATTCAAGGATCTTTTCCCGGATTTGGCTGTAATCAATCACTTCCCCGGCCGTGGCCTGCAAATGTCCAGCCCGCGCCCAATTGTCAAACCGGGTCTTGTTCCGCCGTTCCCGAACCTCCAAGGCCGCCCGTGGGGCCCAAGCAAAGGGAAGAAGCCATATTTTATCATCAATCGGAAATGCCAACACCAGGGCGGAAAGGTCCGTTGTGCTGGAAAGGTCAAGGGCGGCCCAACATTGGCGCCCGGCAAGGTTGGGCATTTCACCTTGGCATGAATCCCACTTCTCCGGGGCAATCCATCTAACGCTTGAGGCGGTCCATTGGTTAAGGTGCAACCGCCGGAAGGCCTGTTCCTTCCCTGGTGATTGCTTCGCTTCAATCACCTGTTGATGGAAATAATCAGGCAACACCGATACCCCGTAACCAGGGTTGGCCGCCCTCCAAGTCGCTTCAACCGTCCAATCGGCATCATTGCCCGCGGAATAAATCACGGGCAAAAAGGTTGGGTCTTCCGCCGTTTTGTCTAGCAAGCTTCGGGCATAAGTATGCAATTCCCAACATAAGCTTTCCCGGTCATGCCCTGCCGTGGTTATGGCAATGGTCAACGGTTGGCGCCGGGCGCCCGTGGCCGTGGTTAGGGTATCCCATAATTCCCGATCCGGTGGGGCATGAACTTCATCAACTACTACGGCTGAAAGATTGAAGCCATGTTTGGTTGCCGCTTCGCTGGAAATGGACCTATAACGCCCTCCCTTGTGAGTAACTATTTCCTTTCGGTATACCGTGCAACGGGAAGACAAATCCGGGCTTGCTTGAACCATGCTCTTGGCTAGGTCAAGGCAAATGGAAGCTTGTTCCCTATCCGCGGCCGCCGAAACCACTTCCGCCCCGGCTTCATTGTCCGCAAACAACATATACAAGGCTAAACCGGCCGCTATGGTGGTTTTCCCGTTCTTGCGCGGGATTTCAACATAACAGGTTCGGTATTGCCGCAAACCGTCAGGCCTTAAGGTATCGAACAACGGGCGCACAATATCCCGAAGTTGCCATTCCGCTAATTCAAATGGCCGGCCCGCATGTTCCCCCTTGGAGTGGCGAAGAAACCTGGAAAAGAACGCCTCCACCTTTTGTGAAGGCATCAATTCCGTTTCCGCTGAAGCGGGCCTTGTTACGGGCGGCCGCTTCACGGTTGGCCGTTTCTTGGCCATAGCTTTTGCCTTAGTCAATCAGGGCGTTCCACAAACGGGAATTGGCTTGGGCTTCGGATTCCGTCCCTTGGGCCGCCTGGTGTTCCCGTATGGCCGTTGCCAACTTCTCGAACTTGCGTTCCGCTTCGCCCCACTTGTCGGTAATGGTTTCAACCAAAGCCCGATAAAGCAAATCCTTTGCAACTGCCTTTTCCATTTCCCACCCCTTCCCCTTAACCCAATAACTTCAGAATTGGGTCTTCTTGCACTTTATCCGCCGGGGCGCCCGTTGCGTCGGGTTGGCTTCGCCACCCCTTCCGGGCCCGTGGGGTCAGGCAAAGCGTGGTTAGCGTTGCCTTCAATTGGGTTTCGGCCGCCCGTAGTTCGGTATGAATGGGATGGATTCGTTCTTGCCCGCTGGCCACGCCGGAAAGCATCCAAGGAACCTTGAGGGATTCTTTCCGTAACGCCTCCACTCTTGCCAACTGACAAGCGGCCATGGTAAAGATGGATTCATCGGCGGCCGATATACCGGTACCGTTGGTTTGGGCCACTTGGGCGCGGATTCGCCGGTAAGCGGCCGCCTGTTCCTTGGTCAGCCCCGGCGGGGCATCTTCTGCCACTTTGGCCGAAGTGTTTGTTTGAACCTTGCGCCCCCGCGCCATTCGTCACCCCCTAACCTGCCACAATGGCACCAAGCCCCGGGAAAACCCCGGGGGCGTGAAAGCTTGCACAAAATCGCTTCCGTGAG